CCTGCTTACCGTTGGTTAGGTTGGGGTGTCAAAGGTAACCGTGAAGTGTATGCTTTTGATTATCTAAATAAGATGAGTTACAGCTAAAGGTCATGAAGAAGTTTGCCCTTGAAATGTGTCACGAAAGAAAAGGTTGGGTCAGACTACATCACTACTCTAACTTAACCGAAGAGAAAGCAAACTTCTTATACCGTCTCTGTGAGATGGCAAGTGATGCTTTTAGTAACCCTAAAACTATGAGAATTGTTGAGCAGCATGAAAATTTATAAGTTTGGATGCGAGCAATTTACTCCCTTTGCCCCACACTGGGACTATCTTGTTGCTGAAAAACAAACAGCATCAGATTACTCACCACTTAAGGATGAGATTCTGCAGAGAGAGAAAGATATAATTGCACAGTTTGAATACGAGCATGACTGGGGCACAGGACTTGGAAAGAATAGTCTTACTGCACGGTCTAACAAATATAATCTGCTAACGTTTGAGAATGCAGAAGTGTTACGTGAAAACATTAGAAAATTTCACGATGAATTCTTAGAGCATATTGGTATGTCCATGCGTGGACCTATCTACGTCCAGTGTTGGGCAAATGTAATGAGAAAGAATGCCAAGATACAGGTGCACTGTCACGGATTCTCCCCTCACTCTTACCTTAGTGGACACCTATGTGTGCAGGTAAGTGATACTAAAACACATTATTATAATCCATATGCTGTAGAGCCATGGTCATCAGACAATGAGAATGGTAAGATGACTCTCTTCCCTACGTGGTTGAAGCATGGCACCGACCGTGTGATGGACAGTGAAGAAAGAATCACAGTGGCATTTGACATCATGGATGAGCAAGGGTATACTGTAGATGTAAAGGAAGACATGAAACCTCACTGGGTCAAACTATGAATGCAGACTGGCGCTACGACGATGGTAAACTTCACGAGAGACAGATTTGTCTTACGTGTTTGATTCATAACAATATCCCTATAAATAGGAATGTATATGAGTTTTGTAATCATGTTGTTAGTAACGGTATCATCAGACCTGAGTTGCCAACGGAAGAGAATCCGATGACAGAGAGACTGAAGAAGCATAACAATGATATCTTTGACATGGTTGCACCAACACTCCTAAAAGAATTTAACCTATGGAATAAATTAAATGAAGGAGCCGTCGAGCACCAAAAAAACATGTAAACGAATAATTAAAGGAGCAAAGAAACATCCTCAGTGGTATACCAAAGAGGAAGTTATGTATGCTAAGATGATTAAAAAAGCAATCAAATCTAAGGATTAAATAATGAGAGTTGTGATTGCAGGTGGCGGCACGTCCGCATGGATGACCGCCTCTGCCCTTTGTAAAACATATCCTGAGTGGGACATTAGTATTATTACTGGTGGTCCTGCTAATGGAGTAGGTGAATCCACAACTCCACACATCAATCAATACCTTGACTACATGGGTATTGATGACAAAACATTTCTTAAAGAGGCAAGGGCAACTTATAAAATCTCTTCAAGGTTTGAGGACTTCTCTGGTAAAGGTGAAGTCTTTCACTATCCTAATGGTCAAACCCTTAGGACTGACCTGACGTGGCATCAATGGATGTCAGCAAGAGAGTATACAATGATGCTGCCATCATTTGCTGAGGTATTTCAACCTGCTGTTACTATTGCAGAGGCAGGTAAACTCCCCCTCAGTCACAAGTTGTTGCACTCATACGACTTATCGAGGGACAGAAGTTTTCACATAGATGGTAAAGCATTTTCAGAATTTTTACAACGGACTTATTGCAAGACCATTAAGGTGGTTGATAGTAAGATTAAGTCTGTTAGTTACAGAGGATACAACGTCCAGTATGTCGTGGTCGGTAGTAACAACTTTACCTTCAGGGGAGAAAAAGTTTACGCAGATTTGTATATCGACTGTACTGGTCAGCAAGCAGTTATTAGCGGAAAACAATCCGATTGGATTCCATTCGACACAATACTCACGGATACCGCCCTCGTAAAGAAGATTGATTACTCTATTACGAGAGAAGAAATGGTCCCCTATACAAATGCTAAGGGGATGTCTGCAGGATGGGAGTGGACTATTCCTACATGGGATTATATTAGTAAGGGATATGTATTCTCTTCCAAGTATCAGGGAGTAGAAGATGCCTTCCTTGAGTTTGCTCAGGAAGAACCTCGTATCATCCAGTTTCAAAATGGCAGGCATGAGAGAGGGTGGACAGCTAACGTAGTGTCCATTGGACTCTCATATGGGTTTATCGAACCGTTAGAATCTACAAGTCTGTTTAACACAGGTCATGGCATCCTCTCCCTCATGGACATACTGGACGAAGGTCCGTCTCCTGGTCAATTTGCTAGGGACAGATTCAACTTCAATATGTCAGAGCACATGGACGGATGGCGTGAGTTTGTCGAAGCACATTACTATTATTCCAAGCGTCGTGACACTCCCTTCTGGAGAGCAGTCACGGATGAAGTGGAGTATGACATGACTGGTGCTCATCAGACAATCATGCAGGCGATGATTACTGGGGAAGAAATTCCTCACGGTCTCGACCCTATTGTGTATATACTGGCAGGGTCTGGTTATTCCAATGTGAATTCTAGACTCGACCAATACTTTGGGACTGCTCCTGTTGCGGATGAATTCAGTGCACAACACTGGGCTCTTCAGCATCAGACAGTAAAATGCTTATCCGACGAGATGCCCACCCAGCATTCTTACCTAGACAAGACCGTTTGGACTTGACAAAGTTAGGAAAAGCATATATAATAGGATGAGTCGTTACACTACGACACAATCTCATACTTTGACTCCTTAAACCGAGACCTATAGGGTCATTAAACTCGTCTCTCATACCTCCGCCTGAGGGTGGCGAAGGAATATTTTATCAGTGTTTCCCTGCACTCTTACTTACCCTAAACTTAAATGACTACTCTTTCACGTCAAACGCGAGTCTCCAATTGGGATTCGTTCTGCGAGTGGGTCACAAGCACAAACAACCGTCTTTACGTTGGTTGGTTTGGTGTCTTGATGATTCCTACACTTCTCGCTGCTGCTACATGCTTCATTGTTGCATTTATCGCTGCTCCACCTGTGGACATCGATGGAATTAGAGAACCTGTTGCAGGGTCTCTCATGTATGGTAACAACATCATTTCTGGTGCTGTTGTGCCTTCTTCAAATGCAATCGGTCTACACTTCTACCCCATCTGGGAAGCTGCTTCTCTTGATGAATGGTTGTATAACGGTGGTCCTTACCAACTCGTTGTCTTCCACTTCTTGATTGGTATCTCTGCTTACCTTGGAAGACAATGGGAATTGTCTTACCGTCTAGGTATGCGTCCTTGGATTTGCGTTGCTTACAGCGCACCTGTGTCTGCTGCTATGGCAGTATTCCTTGTGTATCCTTTCGGTCAAGGATCTTTCTCTGATGGTATGCCTCTTGGTATTTCAGGTACATTCAACTTTATGTTTGTATTCCAAGCAGAGCACAACATTCTGATGCACCCATTCCATATGCTTGGAGTTGCTGGTGTCTTCGGAGGGAGTCTCTTCTCCGCAATGCATGGTTCTCTAGTTACTTCTTCACTTATCCGTGAAACTACTGAGCAAGAGTCTCAGAATTACGGTTACAAGTTCGGTCAAGAAGAAGAGACCTACAACATCGTTGCCGCACATGGTTACTTCGGTCGCCTTATCTTCCAATACGCTTCATTCAACAACAGCAGAAGTCTTCACTTCTTCCTTGCTGCATGGCCTGTGGTTGGTATTTGGGCAGCATCTATGGGTGTCAGCACAATGGCATTCAACCTTAACGGATTCAACTTCAACCAGTCTGTCTTAGACAACAATGGTAAAGTGCTTCCTACTTGGGCAGATGTCCTTAACCGTGCTAACCTCGGTATGGAAGTAATGCACGAGCGTAACGCTCACAACTTCCCACTAGACCTCGCTGCTGCTGAAAGCACACCAGTTGCTTTGACTGCACCTGCGATTGGATAATAATCCTTTGTCTACACAAAATTTGGACCTGCATAGCGGGTCCTTTTTTTTCGCTTCACTGTTTTTCGCTCCATTAATGTTACGTTTAGTAAAAGGATTATTGTCAAATGGTTACAAGCACATTGTCAGTCCCTCAGAGGGGGTGGTTTGATGTCCTTGACGACTGGGTTAAGAGAGACCGTTTCGTTTTTGTTGGCTGGTCTGGACTTCTTCTTTTTCCCACTGCTTATCTTGCTATTGGGGGTTGGTTTGTTGGGACTACTTTCGTCACGAGTTGGTTTACTCATGGACTCGCGACCAGTTATCTTGAAGGTGCAAACTTTCTTACTGCGGCAGTTTCTACTCCAGCAGATGCTATGGGTCATTCTCTACTTCTGCTATGGGGTCCTGAGGCTCAAGGGAGTTTCATCAGGTGGTGTCAACTTGGGGGACTCTGGAATTTTGTGGCACTCCACGGTTGCTTTGCCCTAATCGGTTTCATGCTCAGGCAATTTGAAATTGCACGTCTCGTTGGTATCCGTCCCTACAATGCTATCGCGTTTTCTGGTCCTATCGCTGTTTTTGTCAGCGTCTTCCTTATCTACCCACTGGGTCAGTCCAGTTGGTTTTTCGCTCCGTCCTTTGGGGTGGCAGCAATCTTTAGATTCTTACTCTTCCTTCAAGGATTCCACAACTGGACACTGAATCCTTTTCATATGATGGGAGTTGCAGGTATCCTTGGTGGTGCTTTGCTCTCTGCTATTCACGGTGTCACCGTTGAGAATACTTTGTTTGAAGATGGAGAACAATCTACAACCTTTTCTGGTTTCGATTCGACACAAGAAGAGGAAACCTATTCGATGGTTACAGCAAACCGTTACTGGTCACAGATTTTCGGTATTGCTTTTAGTAACAAGCGTTGGTTACACTTCTTTATGCTTTTTGTCCCAGTGATGGGGCTTTGGACATCTTCTATTGGCATCATTGGACTTGCTCTTAATCTCCGTGCTTACGACTTTGTGAGTCAAGAGATTCGTGCCGCTGAAGACCCAGAGTTTGAAACTTTTTACACTAAAAACATCCTCCTTAACGAAGGACTCCGTGCTTGGTTAGCACCTGTTGACCAACCACATGAGAACTTTGTATTCCCAGAGGAAATACTTCCAAGAGGCAATGCACTTTGAATACATCCAGGTGTGGGTTATCACACTACTAATCTTCTTTATCCTCAATCAGAATACTGATGGGGATGATGACGATGAAGGCGGCGGTCTAATGCAACCAGCATATGAAGGTCGCTAAATAGATGTGGCTACCCCCATATCGTCGCTAAAAAAAGACCCTCTGGCAAAATCCAGAAGGGTCTTTTTAATGCTCTATAAATACCAACGTAAGTAATCTCTATAGTATGGCTGGCGAGTCCATTAGATCTATCGTGCAAAGATGCTACACCGCTGCACAAGAGGCAGGTGTTGCTATACCTTTGTCCCAAAGTGACTTGGACCAGTTGAGTATCCAAGCACCAGCACCCTCTGGTCCCCTCTCACCAGCAACACCAGTGGGCGGTGGACCTGTGACACCTGCAGACCCTAGAGATGTCATAGCGGACCTTGTAGGTAGGTGTTACAGTCCTGGCGTCATACCTAACGCACCTAACACACTCGACCAAGACAACCCACGACCAAGTATTACACCGCCAGGAGCAGTGCCAGACCCCATGCCTGGTCAGGTGATTAGGGATGTGATTGGTAGATGTTATCCTGAAGGTATTCTCCCACTAGAGGATAACCCTCTCGATAAAGATAATCCTACACCTAGGACTCCAGAGGTGCCTCTGACACCAGAGCCTACACCTAATGAAGTTATTCAAGACTTGGTTGGTAGATGTTATCCCGACCTAGGTGACCTAGGATTACCACCTCTACCTATCGATGCTGACGCTGACTTTGAAGGTATTGAGATTGATATCACTGATACAATCGATTGGATTAATGACTTTGTAGATATTAAATTCCCCTTCACTGGTCCTATTGTTACTGTCCCTCCTGATGGTCCAGACGGAAAGACTACTGTCTCTATCGGTAAGGATGGTGACCAGTGTCTTAAGGTTGCTAGGTTACACTCACTAGGACTACTTAAAAAGATTGATAAGGACACCTATAAGCACAAAGAGACTGGTGAAATACTCAAGTGTGAAGGTTTTGATGAGGAAGATGATCCTGGTTGGGGTAAGTGTGTAAGGAAAGCAGTTGAATGTATGATGCGTCCTTACATTGGTGGTCAATGGTTGCCACCATCTCCATCATGTGAAACATATTGGCCTAGTGGTTGGAGTGCTAACAAGAATGAAATTTGTATTGCTAACTGCTACCCCGATAGACTTGCAGTATATGAGCATGGTCTAGGTAGTTCTCAAGCAGTCATTAATGTGAGGATGAATCACCGTAATAAGAATGGTATGTGGAAGCAGACTGTGGTGACCACAGATACCAGTGGTAATAATACCAAAGGTTTTATCCGCAATGAAGGTGGTGCTCAAATCTTCAGCAGTAATTACTCAAATACATTCACTA